TATCACAAACAGGAACTTATGATTTTGCTAGTGTTATTGATATTGGTGCAGTTCATACTTCAAGAGTAACAGCTTCATTAACGCAGTTTTCAGAAGACCCAACTGATTTATTTGATTCTAAAAGTGGCTTATTTGATGCGGCTAGTGGTTCGTTTGATGGAGATGCACCAGCTAATGAAAACGCACATTTAGAAATAGCTTTGTCAGATGATAATTCTACATTTACAGCATTTAGAAATTTTGTAATTGGTGATTATACAGCAAGATATTATAAATTTAGATTAGTTCTAATTTCAAGAGATGGTTCAACAACACCTGTTATTTCTGCGTTATCTGTCTCTGTTGATATGGAAGATCGAATACAATCAGGAAATGATATATCAAGTGGTGCTGGAACAAAAACAGTTTCATTTACAAAAGCATTTAAAACTGTTAATTATGCAGTAGGTATAACAGGACAAGGAATGGCAACAGGAGATTTTTTCTTAGTAGAAAATAAAACTATAAATGGTTTTGACGTTACTTTTAAAAATTCATCAAATAGTGCTGTTTCACGAACATTTGATTTTATAGCAAAAGGTTTTTAAAATATGGCAAATCACGATTATATAATAGATAACCAAACATTTCCAGCAACTAGAACAGACTTAAATAATTTATTTTCTGCTATTGTATCAAATAACTCATCATCATCAGAACCATCAACTAAATACGCATATCAATGGTGGTATGACACATCTTCAAATACTTTAAAATTTAGAAACGCTGATAATGACGCTTGGATAGATTTTGCTATATTTGATATGACAAATGATACTGTAAATCTTGTTGATAGCACAGTTACGTTATCTAGTTTATCATCATTATTCCACGATAGAGGTGCTTATGGTTCTTCTTCTTCTCCAATAACTTACACAGTAACAGTTGGAACAAAAACTGCGGCACACCCTTATAGTGGTGTAGGAAGTTCTAATGCCTATTTTTTAGAATCTTTAGAATCTCCAGCTTTCACATTAGGTGGTGCTGATACATCAAAACCTTATTATTATAAATTTGACCAAGCAGATAACAGTAATACAAACCACCCTTTAAGATTTTATTTAGACGCTGGAAAAACAACAGCTTATACAACTGGAGTTACGACCAATGGAACTGCTGGGTCGTCAGGAGCATACACTCTTTTAGCTGTAGATGAATACACACCAAACATACTTTACTATCAATGTTCTTCTCACGCAAATATGGGAAATCATTTAAAAATAATTTCAAGTAAATTTAATTCAAATGGTGTAACTTTTAAAATGCCAACAGCAGACGGAACATCAGGTCAAGCTATGGTTACTGACGCTTCAGGTAATTTATCTTTTGCTTCTATATCAGAAACTAAACCAACAATAACCTCTTCAAATTTATTTGTAGCACCAAGCACATCTTCTCAAATTACTATTGCTGGAACAAACTTTGTTTCTGTTCCGATAGTAGAAGCGATTAACTCATCAACAGGTGCAATCACGAGAGCAACAGCAGTTACATTTACAAGTTCAACATCAATCAACGCAACTTTTAATCTTGCTTCTGCAAATTATTTTATTAGAGTTGAGAACAATGACGGAAACGCAGTTAGATCATCTTCTGCTATTTTATCTGCTTCTGCTTCTCCAACTTTTTCAACGTCTGCTGGTTCTATCGGAACTGTATCTGCTGGAAGTTCAGTATCATTATCAGTAGCGGCATCATCAGACTCAACAGTAGCTTTCTCTGAAACAACATCAATTTTAACATCAAACGCTAACACACCAGCAACGACAATGAATCTATCTTTAAACAGTAGCACGGGTGCAATAACAGGAACAGCACCTAGCCCAACAGGAGATACTACCTACACGTTCACCATTAGAGCTAGTGACCAAGAATTGCAAACGGCAGATAGACAGTTTTCAATTACTGTAAGTGTTGGTATAAACAACTCAGGACAATGGAATTAAATTATGGCTACAACTTATTTATCTAAAACTTTTGGTGGTTCGGCCGATAAAAAGAAATGGACTTGGAGTGCTTGGGTCAAACGAGGTAAATTAGGCACAGGACAACCATTATTTTATGCTGATGATGGTTCTGCAAATTATACTACGTTTATGAGATTTAGAGACACAGATCAGTTTGATTTTTCTAATCAATGGGCGGGTTCAAATGATGCTGTTTTACTAACAAACAGAAAGTTCCGTGATCCTAGTGCTTGGATACATTTACAAGTAGTTTGGGATAGCAATAATTCAACTGCCGCAGATAGACAAATTTTGTATATAAATGGTGTAAGAGAAACAAGTTTTGCAACGGAAACGACATCTAATCAAAATAGAAGTTCAACAATCAATGATGGCTACGAACATAGAATAGGTAGAGGAATTAATAGTTTTACTTCTGATTATTTTGATGGAAATATGACACATATCCATTTTGCAAATGGTCAAGCATATGCACCTACTGTTTTTGGCGAAAGCGATTCTACGTCAGGGATTTGGAAGCCGAAAACTGCACCATCAGTAACTTACGGAACTAATGGTTTCTTTTTAAAATTTGAAAATAGTGGTGCAATGGGTACAGATAGTTCAGGAAATTCATTTAATTGGACAGTTAATGGAACACTAACTCAAAATGTAGATACCCCGTCAAATAACTTTGCTACTTTAAATCCATTAATTTATTCAACTAGTAATGGCACAACATTAAGCAATGGAAATTTAACAGTTACTTCATCAGGTGCTAGTCATAAAAACGCCTTTAGTAATTTTGGTGTGCAAAGCGGAAAATGGTATGCTGAGATAAAAGTAGTTACTTTAAACACACATCAAAAAATAGGAGTTGCATCAGACGACAATGAGGAAATAAACAAAACATCTCCTAGTGAATTTAGTGGAAATGCTAATGGTTACGCATATAGAAATGATGGTCAAAAAGAGGGTGGTGGGGGTTCTATATCTTCTTTTGGAAATACATATACCGCAGGAGATATAATTGGTGTTGCTATGGATTTAGATAATTCAAAATTATATTTTTCTAAAAATGGCGTATTTCAAAATTCAGGCGATCCAACTTCAGGTTCAACAGGCACAGGTGCGGCATTTACTTTAAGTTCTAATAAAACTTATTTTTTAGCCATCAATCACTATAACTCAAATGTAAGTAATTTTAATTTTGGCAAAGGTTATTTCGGAACAACACAAGTAAGTTCAGCACAAGCAGATGATGGTGGACTAGGTATTATGGAGTATGACGTACCAGCAAACTATCGAGTTTGGTGTACAAAAAACATTAAAGATTACGGATAAAATATGATAAAAGATAATAAAGGAGTTTTATAGTGGCTTACATTTCATTTCAACCCTCTGATTATTTTAATACATTACTTTATACAGGTAATAATACAGACGACAGAGCAATAACAGGAGTAGGATTTCAGCCTGATTGGACATGGATAAAACTTCGAAACGCAAATCAACAACATGAATTATTTGATGCTGTAAGAGGTGCTAACAAACCAATAAATTCTAATACCACTAATGCTGAAACCACAGAAACAAATAGACTAAAAAGTTTTGATAGTGATGGATTTACATTAGGAACAAGCACAGCAGTTAATAAAGCTTATAACTATGTAGCTTGGAACTGGAAAGCTGGAACTACATCAGGATTATCAGGTGGAACTATTACGCCATCATCTTACAGTATAAGTGCAACATCAGGGGTTGGAATTTACAAATATACTGGAACGGGAAGTAACGGACTTATTGCACATGGATTGGGAGTAGCTCCAAAAGTAGTTTTGATTAAAGATTTGTCAGCAACTGGGTCTTGGAGAATGTACACAGAAATGACAGGTAATGCGAGTCAATTAGCACTAGACCAAACAAGTGCCGCAGATAGTGGTAATACGACAATGTGGAACTCAACGTCTCCAACAACCACGACATTTTCTATTGGAACGCATGGAAATGTAAATACAAGTGGCAACAGTTATATTGCAATTGCTTTTGCTCAAAAAAAAGGATTTTCAGCTATGTCTTCCTATAAGGGCAACAACAATGCTGATGGAAGCTATATACATCTAGGATTTCGCCCTGCATTTTTTTTGTGGAAACGATCCTCTTCTAGTGGTGGGTGGTATATATCAGATTCAAAAAGAGATACTTTTAATGAAGTAGATACAGTTTTATCTGCGAATGATAGCGGTTCTGAATCAGATCAAGGTTCAACTTTTGATCACGATTTTTTAAGTAATGGTATTAAAATAAGAAATACTGTTGCTTCTCAGAATAGTGATGGAGATACTTTTGTTTATATCGCCTTTGCAGAACACCCGTTAGTATCTTCAAACGGAGTTCCAGCAACAGCAAGGTAATGGAAATAATTTGTTATATTTTTTTAACATTATGGATAATCGGAATAGGAGAATAATATGCAATTAAGCAAACACTTTAAGTTAGAAGAATTTACTAAATCAATGACAGCTATTCGTAAAGGAATAAAGAATGAAGCTGGTAGTGGAGAAATTAAAAACCTTACTGACCTTTGTTATGCAATACTAGAACCTGTAAGAGCAAAGTTTGAAAAACCTGTAATTATTACTTCAGGTTATAGATCAGAGGAATTATGCGAAGCTATAGGTTCAAAGAAAACATCACAACACGCAAAAGGACAAGCAGTAGATTTTGAGTTAGCTGGTGTTTCTAATTTACAAGTAGCATTATGGATTTCTAATAACTGTGACTTTGACCAACTTATTTTAGAATATTGGAAAGAAGAAGAAAAAGACCCTAATAGTGGTTGGATACATTGTTCGTTTTCAGAGGGAAGTAACAGAAAACAAATCTTAACATTTGACGGAAAATCATATAAAAATGGATTACCTGATGCTAAATGGTCAGGTGGTCAATTAGTAAATTAGGAGTTAATATGAAACTAACAAAGAAACAAAAAAAACTTCCAATGGCTTTACAGAAAGCTATTATGAAGAAAAAGAAGAAAACTAAAAAGAGGAGATAATTATGCCATATCATTACGGACACGGAATGAAGAAAAAAAAGAAGAAGAAGAAAAAAGGTAAAAAGAAAAGATAATGGTTAAGGTTGCATCTATTAAGAATATTATTAAAGACCTTAAACCAAGACAGCAAAAAACAATGAGAAGCCACGCAAGGCATCATAGTTTAAAACATATGCGAAGTATGGCTAGGTCGTTGAAAAATGGAAGCACGTTTGCTTCTGCTCATACTAAAGCAATGAGGTCAGTAGGCAAGTGAGTGGCTTTACAACAACATCTACATTATCAGAAATGATAAACAAGATGAGATATAGAAAGAGAAGAACAAGTGGCAAAAAAAAGAAAAAGAAGAAGAGTCGCAAGAGATAAAGAACTTGATCTACCTAAAAAATACTTATCAGGTCTTAAAGGTGGTAAGAGATCAGCTAGAGCAAGTTTAATTAAATCTATGTCTAGGTTATATAAATCAGGTGCTAGAATACCAGCGTCTATGTTTAGGGCTAGGAGAAAATAATGGCAGTTAAAAGAAAACCTTTATCTAAAAGAACTATTGCTATTTTAAGAGCAAAAGCAAAAGGTAGAAAAAACATAACTCTTGGTATGCTTAAAAAAGTATATCGTAGAGGTCAGGGTGCTTTTTTATCTGCTGGTTCAAGACCTCGTACTTCTATGGCTAGCTGGTCATTAGGTAGGGTGAACTCGTTTTTGAGAGGGAGTAGAAAACACGATCTTGATTTAAGAAGAAAAAGACGTAAAAGGTAGTTATGAAAAAAAACTTAACAACTAACGAAAAGTTTATAGAGATTGATGGTAAGATAAAACTTATTCATCAAAAGATTCATACTATTGAAACAAATCATTTAAAACATATGCAAAGAGATATAGATAGAATTTTGTATGTCATCTATGCTGTTGCAGTAGCCGTCATCTCTCAATTCCTTTACATTATCTCTAATTAATAGTACAAGTAAAACTTGTATGACTCACAAAAGAATTTTAGTTATTTCAGATATGCATATCCCATATCAACATAAAGATTCAATAAAGTTTTTAAAAGAAATTAAAAAACAATTTAAACCTGACACAGTTATCAACATTGGTGATCTGTTAGACTTTCACGCAATAAGCTTTCATTCTACTGACCCTGATTTATTTTCTGCTGGTCACGAACTTCGTGAGGCAAGAAAATATGTAAAAGAGTTAGAAGCTTTGTTTCCAAGAGTAACAGAAGTAGATAGCAACCACTCTAGCTTAGTTTATAGACGTGCTTTAAAGTTTGGTATGAGTAAAGAGTTTCTAAAAGATTATGGAGACTTCTTGGGAACTAAAAAATGGAAGTGGGTAGATGATTTAACTCTTAAAATGTCTAATGGTCAGAAATGCTTTTTTACTCACGGCAGATCAGCAGATATATTAAAAGTTTCTCAAACTATGGGAATGTCAGCAGTACAAGGTCATTATCATACTAAATTTGTAATTTCATATTGGGCTAATCCTGATGCGATTATGTGGGGAATGAACGTGGGGTGTTTAATCAATCAAAAGTCTATGGCTTTTGCATATGCAAAAAACTTTAAGACAAGGTTCATTTTGGGTTGTGGCGTAATATTAGATGGTATTCCAAAACTTCTACCAATGGTTTTAGATAATAAAGGTAAATGGATTGGTAAGATAGTATGAAAAAGAGGTGCTGTAAGCGTCATATCTCAACGGAGAGTGCTTTAAATAGACAAGAGCAAGGGTCACACTACAAAAACGCAAAGATACAAGCTATCGAGTTTATAACAGCACATAAGCTTGATTTTATAGATGGTAATATAGTAAAATACGCAGTTCGTAAAAAAGACGGAGAGTCTGATATGGAAAGATACAAAAAGATTAAACATTATGCAGAACTAGCTATGGAGTTAAAATGTGGTTCAAATTAATAAATAATCCTCTTACTAAAATGGTTGCTGGTAGAGTAGTAGATCATTTCAAACATAAGGCAGAAAAAGTTAAAACAATAAGACAAGCTGAAATAGAAGCTTGTAAAGACACAGACATTGCAAAAATTCGTAGTCAAGACAAGTCATTTAAAGATGAGATATTATTGATTTGGCTAATCGGAATGTTAAGTACAGGTTTTTTTGAAAGCACTAGAGATAACTTTGAAGAATGGGTAAGAATTATAAACGATCTACCTGATTCTGTATGGTATCTTGTAATTATTGTATTTACAGCGACATTCTCAACAAAAATGACGGACAAGGTTCTCAACCGAAACAAAAAAAAGTAATTTAATCTAATCTTAAATATCTATATTGTGAGGTATGAGGAACATTATAGATTTTGTAATTACTAATTTAGAAGTAGATATACAAACAGATAATAACAATATGGGTCGAGTATCTTTTGTGTTTATTGACCAATCTCCAAGCTTTCCTAAAGTACAAAAAATGTTAGATCAAATTGATGAAAGACCTGATGCTTATGTTAATACTTATAGCATAAGCACCATTGAAATAGATGAGACAACAGACTTACGAGGTCTTGAATTTACTAAGCACTAAGCAATAGATAAAAATAAAATACTATAACTGCAAACATAGTAAGATAAGCTAAAGTCTTTGCTATTACATTTGTCCAATTAATTTTATCTTCTTTAAACTTTTGGTAGTGACCATTATTGTCTAGGTATAGTTTCGTCATTTACTCTCCTTTGCAACAAACGACAGTTCTCTTTTCAACTCACTTTGAAGTAGAGATATTTCTGTCATTTTATTTTGATATGAAGTTTTAGCTTCGTGATATTTTATGTCATATTCAACAAGCTTTGTTTTCATATATATGTATTTAGGGTCTAAAAGTATATCTGCTTTTAGTTGTTCCTGTGTTTTCTTCTCGGCACTCTGCTTATATTGTTTGTAGAGTCTAGCGTGAAGTTCTTTTACCTCTGTTTCTGTTTCAAGATAAAGTTTATACAAAGTGTTCTCTGCCATAGATAGTTCTCTTAATTCTCTCATTAAAGTTCTGCTATCTACTTTTAAATAATCTTCGTTCATACTCTCCTATCCAAAGTCATATAAGTCTTTGATGAGTTCTCTATCATCAGCGACCTTATCTCTTAATTTTTTGTTTTCTTCTTCTAAACGATTAAGTCTTACTCTTAACTGACCATTAATTGTCTTGTGACTTTTATTCATCATAGTAAGACGTTCAATAGTGTT